CATTATTATGCGCCTTGGCCAGCACCAGTCACAACGTCGCCAATTGTTCTACCAATCACGCCACCAATACCGCTGATGTCTAGACTGTTGGGTCCAAGTTGTGCAGCATTGTCATACGCAATGGTCATGTTGACTGTAACACCTTCATTGGTGCCATAGTTCAATTCGCCGTAGTCAGCACCTTTAAGGTAGCAACCGTACAATTCCCAGGCTTCCAGTACCACAGGTGTTGCAGCGCCGTTGCCGCCGTCCAGTATTTCAATCTTGAGCTGAAACTTGTAGTCAATACCCGAAGCAGCTGATGCCATTTCCAAAAAGTCCATTTGCTTTTGCATTTGTTCGCCAATCAGTTTGGAAACACTGTTTGATGCATCGTCGCGCACTGAACAAGCAATATCTGCCCAGGAATGGCGACCGGCCAACTTGAGTGTTGAGTTGTAGATCGGCAATGTGATTTCTTCAAATGTCAAGTTGGGTCTAGCAACGCTGACCACTTGTTTGGTTAATTCTGTTGTGGGTTTTGAAACGCCGAAGTTTTCAAACATCACTCTAAAGCGATATTTGAGTTTGGGCATCAACAGGCCCTGTGCGCTGGCGCTTTGATCGCTAGCTAGTGGTACTGTCATGCGCTGTAATGATGAAACTGCCATTTGTAATCTCCTATATGTTTATTTACCTGAAAAGGTGACTGAAAAATCAGTCACCTGTTTCATTATTATCCGCCGGATCCGCCAGCAATTTCGCCAGTGTTCTTGATGCGCAACGGAATGTAAATAAATTCAATTGCCTTGACAGGTTCAATAGCAATATCAACCCACAGTTCGTTTCTGTCAATTCGAGCAGGAGTGTTGTTACTGCCATCGCAAACCACCAGGTAGTCATAGATGGCTCGCTTGGCAACCAGGTCAATCATCAGGCTGTTGCAAGTATTGGTAACCTCATTACGTGTGATCTGATCATTTGGCTCAAACAGGTACAATTTACCAATTTCTTCTAGACGTCCACGCAAGAACGCAACCAGTCGGGCCACGTTGATACGATCAAGTGCTGTAGTGGTTGTAGTACTGGTCTTGTTACCAAAGTTTGTGATACCAACACCTGGGATAAACGTAATTGGGTTGATATTGCGTTCATACAAGATATCGCGAACACTTTGACTCACGCCAATCTGTTCAAACTCACCTGTTGCAGCATTGATATAACCAATTGCGCTGGCATTGTCGATCACACCGCGGCGTGTACCTGCTGGTGCAAACCATGGATAGCTGGCAGCATCACTGCGCAGAATTGTACGAACCATCATGTGGCTTGGTGGTTGAACAACTGAGTTGCCACCAAGGTCTGTGGTACGGCAAGACGGATAGAACACGCCAGCATAGTTGCTGGTAGCTGAGTTGCCATCTTCAGTGACCAAGCCAAGTCCGTTGTTGTTGGTAGCAAATGCCACCAAGCTGTTGCCATCAGGTCCAAGTCTCATTGGAGTATCACCAACCACAAACAAGGTGTTGTTGCGCTCGTTGCTGAGTGCAATCATGTTGGGTGTCAGTTCAGGATACGCAGGTGTTGAAATGATATTGAATTGATTTTGTTCTTCACGTGCTGCTGTGCTGGTGTCAATGCCGGCCTTGAGTGCTTGCACAATCAATTGACGTTGTGCCAGGCGACCTGACCACATGCTGCCATTGGTTTTGTTGCCACTGGCTGTGAGCCATGTGTTGGTGTTCAGCAAGTCCCAGAATGCGCCATTTGTTGGTGCTGTGCCAACTGCATAACCAACTGTGACACTGTTACGAACATATACTGCATTGTCGTAGTTTACAAAATCATTGTAGATATACGCTGTGGTAGCAGAATATGCATCAATTGCAAACGCAGTAGATGTGGTGTTGAAATAGTTGGCCTGGAAGCTCTTGACATTGTAACCAGAGCGGCGTGTGTTAAACAACAACATACCTTGTGGATACAAGGCAGGATCTGGAGCATCAACATCAAGATAGTTGCTGGTCAACAGACTCACAATGCTTGGGAATGGATCTGCCACACAATCTGTTGTGCCGTTTGGTGCCCAACGAGCATCTGCAAACAAGATACCGCTTTGTGATACCTGGTCAGTGGTGTCAACTTCTACCCATTGGTCAGTTCCGCTGACTGCTTGCCAACGATACAGTTTGGGATAGTTTTCAAGATCGCTGGTGTCAATCCACAAGTCACCGTAGGCCAGGGGCGATTCTGCTGTGTCAGTTTGTGTGACAGGAGCCGACGCACTCACAATCGGTCCGGCTGCGTTGCACAATGTCAAGTCATAGCCGCGAACATCATTGGTTACGTTTTGATAACCTTGCCAGATTCCGTTGTCCTGAATCAGGATATCAGCATCACTCACTGAGCTGTAGTACCATAGACGACCAGTTGCTGGATCCTGATCCGGTGCTGTGATGCTGGTGGTGTATGTGAAAAGCGGTGTAGTTACAAAGTTACTTAAAGTAAGCCCCAATGCTGAATCAATTGCTTGTCTTATCTTGGGAGTAGCTAATGTAAACCCTGCAGCAGTCAGCGGAGTCCCAACATTATTAAGTAATCCAATAGTGCCGCCTTGACTGTGTGTCAGCACAATGTTGCCAGCGGTGTTGACACTAGCTGACACAAAAGGTACGGCTGCTGCTGAAACAGCAGCAATAAAGTCTGACACAGTTCCTGTTCCACCAATTGTGGCAACAACCGCCGGAGCTAGACTAGAGCTTCCTGCTTGAGTTGCTACTATAAAAAAACTATTACCAACCGTAAATGATGTGGGAGTTGTAGTTCCTGTATTTTCATTTGCACCAACTGCGTATCTTTCAACTATATCAAACGAAAACGTTTGAAGTGGTGTAGTAACATAGGCATCTGAATTGAACACTGCATATGTGGTACCGACTGGAATATTTTTACCGCCACCTGATGGATCTAGACCATAGATAGCAGTTGTATCATTAGAATATACTGGGCAGTTTTGTGATACAAACACATCCAGCGCGGTGCTGTATGACTTGACGCTCAAGTTCATGCCGTTGCCGGCGCTGCTGATATTTTGCCATACAGAACCTGTAGGGCGTCCACCGTTGGTATCGGTGGTTCTCCAACGTGGTTGTTGATAACTGTAGGCTGGCAAATAGTCAGGTGCCAAATATTGACCAGCAGTAACACCCAGAGCTGTCAACAATGCTGCGCCAGCGGTAGGGCCAGCAGCAACTACAATAAAACCCTCACCACTAAGTGTTGACCCGTCTGCCCCAGCAGTAGAATCGGCGTACAGGTACAACTGATTTGATACGTTGCGAGCAGTAACGCCTGTGATAGCAGCAGCATTGATCACTGACACAAGTCCTGCCACAGTGTTGGTAGCACCAACTGTGACCAAGTTGTCATTGATAAGCATGCTTGCGCCCACTGTCAGCGTGGTAGGAGCATTGGCACCTACTAGTGTGGGCCAGGCAGTTTTCCAGTCATTGCTGCCCACCTGCACCCAGACGTTTTGATAATTTTTGTAGTAGCCATACACATACTGATCAATTGCTACAACTGCATAGTCACCAATACTACCATATGATCCTACTGGAGTATTGTCAGCAATGGGATCGTTACCGTTGCCACCTACCACGTCTGCTGTACTAGTGATCACTGCAGGAATCTGATTGGTAAATGTTGCTGTGGTTTGATTCCACTCAAAAATACCCCAGGTGCTGATACCAGAATCCAACCAGTATGTGCCATTAGCAGGGTCACCTGTGGGGCGAGTCAAGCTGGCTGTGAGAGCTGTCAAATCAACATCAGCACGTTGAATGTACGCACGGTTGGTAACACCCAGAGCCGAGTAAGCTGCAAGCAGACCATATTCGTTGAGTTCGTAGCCATTGATTGGAGTGCCTGTTGTGGTGTTGTAAAAGAACGGTACACCAAATGTAGCAGCCAGATCACGCTGACTAGTAATAAGATACGTTTTGTTGGCGTTGGCTGCAAGGGTACCTGCTGCTACAGTGATGCCGTCACTGGATACTTTGTTCTGTGCTGTGGCAATCATAAAGTACGGAACTGTATTGACTGCTGATGGGATGTATTGACTCTCGTCAATAACTGTTACTTCTACGCCGGGGCTAACTAGGGCCATTGTTATTCTCCTAAAATTTTATCAACTATTTGCTTGCAGATACACGATGTACCCATGCAATCGCATACTGATATTTATAGGTATATCCAAAAAAGTGGTATCTACAGCAGCCTTTGGCAAAGGCCCAGTATAAATATCCAATGCAAAGACCCAGATGTAAAGCCTGTGATCAACGACCGTGTGCTGTCAACTACTATCGTGACGGTATAGCACACTATCGAACAAGATGTGAGACCTGTGCCAGAAAAGGAAAAGGGATCAAAAGTAGAAAACCACGCTGGGAAACAGCAGGCTACAAGAAAAAACCCGCATGTGACAAATGCGGGTTTAGGGCCAAGCACTCAAGTCAGCTGTTGGTGCTGCATGCTGATGGCAATCTCAACAATACTGAACTTCGTAACTTGAAAACTGTTTGTTTGAATTGCGCTGCGGATCTGCGACGCACGGATTCTATTTGGCGTCCAGGTGATCTTGAACCAGACGTGTGACCTGCTCATACAGGTGATCTAGTGTGGAATTGTTGTCTAGCACAGCATCAAAATTGGTGCCGGCCCAGGCATATTCGCTGGCATGAATTTTACTACGTTCCAGCTTGCCTTTGCTGATACTCCAGCTAGAGTTGCCGTCGGGTCCGCGATTTACGCTTACTGCTGCATCATACCAGGCAGGTTCTGGTCCACGTGTGACTCGCACCACAATACCGCCTGCTGCCTTGATTGACTTGATTTCGTTGGGAAACCTGCAGTCACTGATCACAATATCGTCTGTGGAGTTTCGCAATTTGTTTTCCAAGCTGGCAATCCAGATGTCATCATGAAAACCTTGTCTACAAACTTCTGTGCCCCAGTATTGCAGCACCCAGCGTGGAGTTAGTTTGGGCATTTTCAAACGTTCTGCCCACCATGGATCCACTTGTTCACGCCATTCACGGGCTTGTTTGGTACGCCCTTCCAGCAGTTCTCGATTCCATCCAAACACATGGCTCACAGCGTCTTTGAGTGTGTTGGCAAAACTTTCTCTACGGAATTGATGTATGTTAACAAGATAATCTGCAATGGTATCTTTGCCACTTGAAATAAATCCCACAACTCCTATGATCATTTTAGTTCCTTTACGTTGAGATGTTTTAGTGTGGCTTGCAGCATGCCAATTTGACGGCGGCAGTCCTCCAGTGCATGGTGTGAGGTAGACGGGATAGGCTGGTCAGGCCACAAACTAAACACTGTTCTTGAGTCTCTTACCTGAAAATATTTCCAGGGCAAAGGCTTGTTATAACTCTTGTAGGCATGCTCAAGAATGTTCATGTCATATGTGGGACCTTGACTCCAGATCAGTTTTGAGTGCCAGATCATTTTGGCCAATTCGTCTAGT